GTGCAGATTGGCGGTTTGCATTCTGCGTTTTCCCAGTTGCGCGGGTTCTGGCATGGGTAGCGATACCGGTCTTCACCGAAGATGAATACAGACGCGACCAGAGCAATCATTAAAAGTACATACCTCACTCCTTGCCTTTCTCGGTGTTTTCCACCGTCTTCAATAATTTCTCAAACTTCTCACGCTCTTCGCGCAAAACCAATGCAGCCTTGTTCAACTCGCGACGATCGCGTGTGCGCTCAGCATCTTGAACCGCAAACTTAAACAGACCCCAGAAAATGACTGTGCCAAAGCACATGACAAGCAAGCCAAGAAACACAATCACGCCAAGGTTGTCAGGTTTAGACATTCGCAATGATACCAATCAACAACCAAAAGTAGGCCACCATGAGTAGCAAGAAAAACACCGTCACGTTGCGGTCGATGCGGTCGTGGCGCTCTCTGTGTTGCCTAGCCACCAGCGCAGCACGCTCACGTTTCTGCTTCATCTGGCGAGCAGCCTGCCCGACCTTCACCTTGTCCTGCATCTCTTTGAACTGCGTCCAGATCGGCCCAAGCTGCCATGGCGCGTTGCTGGTCATCAGTGTCATCAACGCTGGGTAGGCGGCATCCACTTCGACCTGCAACTGCGTGAGCTCCAGCACTTCCTTCTGGTCGATCACGTCCTTGCCAAAAACTTCTGCGTAGCGCTTCTCGGTGTACGACTTCAGGAAAGCGTACTTGTCGAACCACTCGCCAACGTGGCCGATGAACTGCTGCACGACTTCGTCTTGTGTGGGGATGTGGTCGATGTATTCGTCTTTAGCGCTGGATTTTTTCGCGGGTGATTTGGCTGGCTCGGCGGCGGCTTCATGCTGCTTGGCGATAGCGCTTCCATTAGGTTTTGCAGGCGCACCAAGCAAAGATTTAATCCACCCCCAGATACCGGTGACTTCTGCATAAATCTTCTTGGCGTCAGCAACCCCGCCTTCCACGGTTTTCTTGACGCGCTGAATTTCGACAGAGCCTTCACGCAAGCAATCGCAGCAGTACTGAATGCCGCTATAAGCAGCACGCATTGCTTGCAAAGCCAGCATGATCTCTGGGCCCACATCACTATTCGCGTGCTTCTTTGACGATCTGCCAGCACTTGTGTCCGATCATCAAAACCGTGTAGATCAGCGTGGCCCACAGCACCAATTCGCTGACTTGGTAGCCAGCAACAGTTGCAAGAGAAATTGTCGCTGGAGGAGCAACCTTAGTTGCCACAGCTGCCAGCGTTTCAGTTGAATGCTCAGTCGCCATCGGTTACTCCGCTGTTGGTTCGTCTGCTGGCTCAGGCGTGTTGCCCTCGGAAAGCCATTTCAAATAGGCTTGGTAGTCTGTGTTGGCGGGGTCGAATGGGATGCACACGCCGTCAGTGGTGCGTATGATTGCACTCTGAGCTACCAAACCAGTCATTGTGTCAATGTATTGCTTAAACATTTATAGCTCCGATGAAAGTGTAATTGCTCCACCAGTAACAATAGACGGTAAGGCTGTATCTGATGGAAGACTAGTAAAATTAGAAAAATTTAAACTGACGCCAGTGGCTGTAACACGGGTTCCGCCAGAACCAATTGCAACACTCGCAGACGACTGGGTAAAGTCAGCAATGTTAAATCGGGTTATTGAAAACGGTGCAGTGAGTCCTACAGAAGGCCCTGCCCTCATCTCAGTTTTAAACATTACAGATGCACCGCAATCAGACCCACTTGTTCCAGTTCCACAGGTAACGCCTGTGATTTTCTGATAGTAACGTTCACAAAGAACCAACTCAGTACCATACAGGCGATAGTCAAACGATGTGGCTGTGCTGCCTTTTTCCAGTTGAACGCCTGTAATGTAGAAGGTGGCTCCAGATGTGCCGACAACGTTTACACAACCACTTGGTGATTGGTAGTCAGCAGAAGCCCATGCGTTTGCAGTTCCTTGACGTGTAGAGCCAACACCCAAGCTAAAAATCACACGAAGACCAACACCATTGTTAGTCAGCCATGTTCCGCTGGTGTCGCCAGCAACCGTGACTGTTTTCTGCTCCCAAGTATTTGCCGCACTAATTGTGTAGCTAAACGGATAAGAACGGTTTGATGCGCTGTTTTCAAACGAACCGCCAAACGTTCCAGTCAAACTTGAACGAACCCAAAAAGACATAGTGAATGAGCTGGCTGCGGCTGTGCCAAAACCCATGTCTGAAAGGTTATTGCCTTCGATTCGCGTGTCTACCCAATAATAATCCGAAGACCCGACAGATGTCGCAGCAGAAGATGTAAAAAGCAATGACGTTGAGAAACCAGCAGGAGCTGTTGTTGACTGCTGCGTCGTTCCTTTTGAAGAAGCAACCATTGTGTATTTCCAACGGTCTGCGCCAAAGATATTGTCATTCGCAGTAACACTAGCCCCAGCATTACGCTGGTCAATCACCATCTGTCCATTTATTATTCGATTACGAAAACCAAACGGACTACCGCTGTCATAAGCGGTTGCAATTTCTGCTAATTCTCTAGCTCTACTCATACCTTACTCCTTCGTTCAGCGTGCCAAGCACGTATTGCATTGCCTCTCATCAGTCTCTCTTGTTCGCTTTGAACGCGACCTTTTCTTGACTGACTCATCTTTTTCTTAGTCTCATCAGAGTGCTTTCTTCCTTTGTTTGGATGAACATCAAAAAAGCTAAAGCGCCTCTTTTGAGCTGCACTCATTTTTGACTTTGTTTCTTCTGACGCTTTCTTCCCAAGACTAGGCGCATGATATACATACTTGCCTCGTCTACCACCACCTTCAAGGTTGTACCCGTTTGGAGCTAAGCAATCAAACACATCAATCCAAAACTTTTCAAAACAATCAAGTTGGTTTTCATTCAATTCACCTTGTGTAAGCGACTGATACAAAAACATTTGATGACCGTACTTCTTGTAGGCATCTCTGATTGCGTGACCATGACCATGACGAGAATGCTTAGTGACAGTTTGACCAACGTACTGCTTTCCATTGAGCTTGTTTGTCACCAAGTAAATGCGCCCGTATGCCATGATTTATTTGATGATGCGGTTCTTCATCCCGACGAAGCCGCCAGTGCCGTAGCTACCGCCCAGCTCTGCTAATTCTCTTGCGTTGCTCATTGAACACCTCCAGCCTGTGCGGCGACTTGCGCCTCGTATGCGGCGACAACTTCAGCAGTCCATGCAACGTTGCAAATTGCAACCACATTGTCAGGCTGGCAAGTTAAGTCTTGACCAGGCGTCAAAGATGTGCGGTGGAATGTCTGTGCAATTTGTTCGCCGTCTTTAAGGATGCGAGTTGCTTCGCGGTACAGTACAGTGCCGTTTTCGGTGACGGTGATTTGGTCGATGACTTTGGTTTCTTGGAGTGACATGATTTGTTCCTTTATGCAGCTTGATAAGTAAGGTTGAGCACAATTGTTGCGGCAGCATCCATTGCTAATGACCCGAGTCCTGGACTCCCAGTTGTGTTCTGTGATGCAATAACGATTTGAGATGCGTTACCTGGAAAATAAGCGGCAGGTATGCTGTTTGCAGGGACGGCTAAACCGGATGAGTCGATAAAAGTAATCCATTCCTGATTGCCAACATCGGTAGTAAATGGAGCTCCAGCAACACGCATATTCCCAGTTCCAGTATGACCCGTCCAAGTTAGATAAACCAGGATCGTCACTAGATTCCCAATTTTTGTGTATTTACCAACCTGCGTTGAATAAGTCGCAGTGCCTGCGGTACTTGTACCAACGATTGTTGGAGTCCAAGTTCCTTCCTCATAATCACTCAGAGTTTCGCTTGTCATTCCAGCAGCATTGCTGTTAGCGCCGAAGTTGATGCCCTGACCAGATGCAAGTGCAATGCCAGCAGAAAATACTGGCTGACTGCTGAACGTCTTAACTCCTGCAACGGTCTGATCACCAGTCAATGAAACTTTAGTAGCCAACAACGCATCCGCAGCGGCCTGTGTGTAAGTGTTGGAAACCTCAAACGCGCCGTAGGCAATCACATCAAGCACATCACCGGCGGCTGCTCCAAGAGTAAGCACAACGGCTGTACCGCTTGAAACTGTAACGTCAACACCGTTCACCAGCTTTGAGCCGTTGAGGTACACGTCAGCAAAATTCGGATCGTAGCCATCGGTCACGGTAAATGATGTCTGGCCAGCTGTTGCAGTGAACGTCTGGCGACGAGATGTACCGTTCACGGCTGATCCGGCGTCTTTCCAGCCAAGTGTCGCGTAGACCTTCATCTTCTGATCTGTCGTATTGAAATACAACGCGCCAATGATCAATGTGCCGCCGTCATTGTCAACTGTTGGGTCTGAAGACTTCGCGCCAAGATAGCGATCGTCAAATGAGTCATACGATGCAGCAGCATTGGTAGCGGCCAATTCAGCGGCCGTCTGCGCGGCTTGTGCGCCCAATTCAGCAGAGTTCGCATCCAATGCGCTTGCAGCAGCCTCGTTTGCCTTCGTGGTGGCAATACCAGCCTGAGTAGTCGCCGTAGAAGCCGAAGCGGCAGCAGAAGCTGCATCGGCATCTGCATCTGCGCCGACAGCGTTTGCAGCCGTACCCCAGTCATCAAGAGCGGCAACGAAAGCGAACGCCTTCGCATTAAATTGTTCTGGCGAGTCGCCTAACGCTGGTGCGTCTGGTAGTGCTGGGATTGTCATGTAAGACCCTCAAGTTCAAGTGTGCAGTCGGAGTGTGTTGGGTACGAGATCGAAACTTGGAAGTCCTTGTAGATCCCGAAAATGATCGTTGACTCGTAATCTCCGTGGCCAATCCATAAGCATGGAGTTGCACGCACATCGGCTAAATACGAAACCGTCGAATCCACATCTTTCTTTTCCAGTAGCATACCAAAACTGGCACGCTTTGAAAAGGCTCGACGAACCAATACCGTGTCGCCAAACTCATTTGTCTCTTTGCGTGAGTAGTCCTGAATGCCGACGTTTGCACCGAGATTGACGCCAAGTCCAATGCTTCGGATCTGGCCAAACAAGATCACGCCCACCGACATCTCGCCACCGCCGGTCAGGTCAATCAAAATATCGGCCTCTGGGTACGAAGGCAGATCTGCTTGAACTGACAATTCGGCGACCGACCGAATGCTGAAAAACCATTCCCACCAGCCAACAATATCAGGATGCGACAAAAGCGGCGTCGTTTTGTCGTAAACCGTGCCGTAAGTCGGGTCGATCATTCGAACTCGAACCGTGTCAACGCCAGTCATATTCAGCACTGACACGTTGTTCACTACCAAGCCAGGTGTGATCCTGTAACTGATTGTGTCGGCCTGTGTGGTTTGAGTGCTGTTGGATGTGTCGAAGACTTTCCATCGGTTCGTCGGGCCAACCTCGACCCACCAAGTTAATGCGGTTACTGGGTCGTGATTAGTGTTCGATGACTGGAGCGACTCATAAACCTTGTGTGTGCTTGTCAAAATCACACGAGCGCCAGCAGTATAGGTAGTTCCACTCGACCACGCAGCGTAATCATTCTCAGGCACATCAGACGACACCAGCATGGCTGTAGTCATCGCCACTGGCTTGACGACCTTCAGTGCATACGTTGCTGCTGTCATACCACCGCCCTTGTTTCTGGAATGCCGTCAATATCCCAACGCTCGACGACTTTTGTGAGCCTAGATTGTAGTTGCACAATAGCTCTGGCCTGCGCCTGATTGTCAACGCGAAGGGCTGAAATTTCCTCGATCAGCACGGCCGTCGACGACGCCCCAGACATCAATCCGGCCGTTGTCGAAGTTGGAGTCAGCTCCAATCCGTCGGTTTGCTGTCTATTCGTCAGGTCAACCGATGAAATCGTCGCAATCGCCTTTTCTGCCGATCCAGCACCGAGCACGGCCAGAGTCTCAGACAAGCTACCAGCCAAGAATCCGCGCATACGTGCAACTTCGCTTGCTGTACTGGCTGTAAGGGTAAACGCCTGCTCCAGCGCGGTGCTGATTGTTGGCAGTTTGGAGAGTGCGGTCAGATCACCAGCGCGGGCTTGAGCCGTTGTGGTCGCAAACTCAGCCTGCAACGCGGCAGATGATTGCTCCTTGGAAGATCCGGACATGGATTGCTTCAGACGCTCGATTTCGCTGATAGTTCCTTGGCTCGCTTGTTGTAACGCCTCCTGCGCTGCTTTCTCGTCTTGAAGCGCCCAGATGCGCTCTTGCAACGCACGGTTTGATTCACCAAGCGACGCCAGCTCAATTTTGCGGATCTCGGCCACATTGTTTGTCTCTTGCAAAAGCTGCATCTCAAGACTGCTTCGCTCGTTTGCAAGATTCTGCTCAGCTTGAGCCGCCGCCTCGGCTGCAATCTTTGCATCCTCCAATGCTGATACCTGATCAAACAATGCACGATTCGTCTCACTTAGCGCAGCACGCTCAAGCTCTCGGAGAGCCTTGGTGTTACCTTGCAATTGCAAGATTTGCTTATCAAGACCTGCACGCTCTTGCGACGCAGCTGCCGCAGCTTGATCTGCCGATGCTTGGGCCGCATTGGCGTCTTGCAGGGCTGTAATCTTGTCGTACAGGGCTCGGTTGGTCTCGTCCAATGCAGCGCGTTCACGGGCGCGTAAAGCAACCGTGTCGCCCTGCAAATTAAGCAGAGTGTTTTCCAGTCCGGTTCGTTGGTTCGCAATCGCAGCTTTAGCCTGCTCAATTGAATCAATGTACGCTGCAAACTGTGGAGCCAACTCAAGCAAGGCGTCGCGCTGACGCTTTCCAGCTTCTGTTGATGCGTCTTGAGCGTCGACTAGCTTCTTGTATTCAGCAATGGTCGTTGGCATTTTTGCCGAAACCATATCTGGAACGAGCTCTTTGAATGTCTTCCAGATCAATCCACCAAAAGCAGACAGTCCGGTTACATACTTACCCGTGATTTCCTTCCAACCGCTCTGAGTCTTGACGCCAATCGCATCAAACGATGACTTCAAATTCTTCAGGTAGTCAGCCTGCTGAGCGGCTGGATCAAGTAGGTATTGCGTGTAATTGCCTTGCAGATTCTGACTAGCCTTAGTCACAGCATCAAATGCTGGTGCAAGAGAAATCAGAGCGGCATAAGTCTTCTGGCCAGCATCTGTGTTCAAATTCTGAGCGTTGACGAGCTGCTTGTACTGCTCGACACTCTTTGGAATTGCCAAGCCAATTGAACCGAATCCGTCTTTGAGCGCCTTTGCAACCTGAGCGTTTTTCTCAAGATCAGAGAAGAACGCCTCGTAGTAGGCAGATGTCTGATTGCGGAAGTTTTCAACACCACCAAACACGTCAATCAGGTTGCTTGCGGCGACTGATGACTGCACCGAGATGGATAGCAGGTCATCGTTGAACAATTTCAGCGCAGAGTTGACAGCGCCAAGGCTATTGCTCAATCGGATCAGTGTCTGAGTCGCGGTCTCGCCTTCTTTCTTGACTGGAACGAACCAGCCATCGAAGAATGCAAATGCGTTGTCTTTGATGATTCGCTTGGCGAGATCCTCAGAAAACGCGCCAAGAGCGTCTTCGATCGCCTTTCCTTGAGCTGTCGCATCCAATCCAGCCAGGCTGATTTTGATCGACTTGCTGTAGTTGTTGATCGAGCTCGCGCCAGCACCAATCGACTTCGCGTAGTCGCGAGTCGATTCTGCGATGTTTTTCACAGACGAATCAAGGAAGCGATCCAACTCTGATGCGACTGCGCTGAAGTTTGTGCCAGATCGGCTTGATCGGAACCATCCGCCAGACTGCGACCAGTCTTGGAAATTCTGCACATCAGCGCCAGATTGCGTCGACAGCGTGCCAGAGATGCCGGAGCCAGTCGTGCGAACAGAACCCATGCCAAACGCACGGTTGATAATGCCGGAAACAACGCCAGCCAGAGGGCCAATGTATGCCGAGCCGACAACTGTGGCAATGTCCATCAGCTTGCCGTTTCCGATCTTGTATTCACCGCTGATCGCCTTGCTCATTGCGTAGGCAGCAATCGCATTTCCAGCCACTGTCAGTGCCTGTTGCGTGGCTAGGCCGCTCTGAGTCAGTGAATACGACGCAGCCTGACTTGATGTTGCCGCCTCGGCAGTAGACAGGCCAAGTGCCTGCCCAGCGCTTGATCCTGCAACAGCTCCAAATCCCTGAGCAATGGCAGAAGCGACTCCATCCGTCAAAACTGTCTTGATGCCGCTGAGCATCTGGTAAGTAGACATTCCGTTGGCAAAGCTCAATGACGAAGAACTCGCGCCTGCACCGCCAGCTCCAGCTCCAGCGGCTTGAGCGCCAGCAGAGAACAGAGACAAGATGCCGCCGCCAACTGGTGCAATGATTGCTGAGATAGTCGGACGAAGAATCATCGTCTTAAACATATTCTCAAGAGTGTCTTTGAGGTTCGTGCCAAAGCTCTTCCCACTCTCAAATCCGCGCATCAAAGCGTCCGTCAAAGACTGATTGATCTGATCGGCCGTCTTCGCAAAGTCGTCTTGAATGACTTTGTTGACTGCGGCTGATTTTTCAATCGCCTTGGCTTCGTCAATAACCTCAATTGCGGCTTTCTTCTTGTCGCCAGTCATGCCAGATTGTTCAATCTCACGCAATTGCTTGGCGTACTTCAAGTCAACAGAGCGAGCTGCAACAATCTTTTGTCGCTCGAGCGCAGTCAAACCTGTGAGTCGCAACTCATCCTCATAGACCTTTGCGATCTCCTTGGCGTTGGCCAGAGACTCTTCAGCTCCAGCCATGATTGTTTCTGACTGAATTTTCTTTTGAACTTCACCGAGAGACGCGTATGCGCCCTCAAGTTCTTTGAGCATTTTTCGTTCACCGGAGCTTTTCGCATTTGCGATCTGCTCAGAGACGCGTAGAGCCTCCTTCTCGCCTTCAGTGATCTTTGCTGCAAACTTGCCGCGCTCCTCAAGTCGGGAAAGCATCTCTTTCTCTGACTTAATGCGAGCTTGAACGGCTGAGATTTGACTGTTGATCGAGTCTGCGTATTCCTTGCCAGCGCCGCGATTGATGCCAGCGATGACTGTCTCGTAATCGCGCAGGACTGCGTTGTACTCTGCGGTTCCTTTGGTTAGGCCGGTAAGAGCCTTTTCCTTGGCTGCGTCAGCTTGCGCACGCTCCACTTCGCGCTTTTTCTCATCCGAGTAGAACGACTTGGCCTTCTCGCCAAGACCGATTGCCGCTGACTCCTGCTGATTTTTGATTCGCCTAGCCTCTGCGTCTGCGATGTCTTTGGTGATACCAAGGAAATCTTCTTGCAGCTTAATGCGAGCCTTCAAGTCTTCAATTTCTCGACCGGCAAGCTCTGAGCCTTGGCGACCTTCAAGAGACTTCAGGTACCCTTGCTTATTGGCCAATTGCTCACGCAGCTTGTTAAGCTCTGCGTCTGGTCGGCCAATGTCAAGAAGGCCATCACGCAGCCCAGCCAGCGCGCCGACTGTCGACTCTTTGAGTGATTTCCAAGAGCTTTCGATCAAGCCAATGTTTGCAACCAGCTTAGGTGTCGCGCCCTCAAGAGATGAGGAGTAGGCATCCTGAGCCACCTTGGCAGCTTCTGTTGTCTTACCCTGCTCTTCAAGCGCCTTAATTTGCGCATAGACAGATCGAGTCAGGTAGTTTGCTGACTCAGTCAGCTTGATGGAAGCCTGCAACGGAGCTTTGCCAAGATCTTCAAAGTTTTTGATGACCTTGTCTACAGAATCTCCGCCAGCTTTTTCAAACTCAATAGCAGCCTTGGTGAACCGTTCAAAATTCTCTTTTCCAATCTTGCCAGACTGTGCAAAAGCATTCAGAACCTCGGCCGCACGGCTTTGTGTGATTGCGCCTTTGTCAAGGCTTGCGGCCATCTTGCTCAACTCAAGAGCTGTCGTGCCTGCCGCGTTGCCGGTCAAGATCAATGTCTTGTTGAAAGCCTCATTCTCGGCTGCGCCCTTCATGTAGCCGTAGCCCAAGATTCCGATTGCAGCAGCGGCTGCGGTGAACGGATTCACCAATCCTGCGATGTAACCGCCAAGCGCTCGCGCAGCCAATCCTGCGCTGCCGAAAATGTCCTTGAGCTGGCCACCTTGCTGCAACAGCACAGTCAATGGAGCTTGACCGCCTTGCAGTGAAACCACAATGTCGGTGAACTGAGCTGGAACCTGACGCAAAGCAGCGGCCGTAGCCTTGGCTGTCATGCCGAATTCGTTGAGCTGCTTGTTTCCCTTGCCAAGAGATCCATTCACGGATTCGTTGGCTTTTTCAATTTCGCGCAGCTTGGCCAGGTATGGTTCCAGCTTCGTCAGGTCTGCGCCGCGCTGCTCAGCGATTTTCTGCTGGTATGCGGCCGTACCCTTGCCGCCAGCCTCAAGCTCTGCTGTAGAGCGTTGGACGGCTGCAATAATGCTGTTTGTGGCACGTTCTTGGCGCTTGGCAACCTTTTCAGCCTCATCAGCGAGCTTCTTTTGCTCCTGAATGACCTTCTTGATGCCAACGCCGGTTTGATCGGCGGCTTCCTGAGTCTTGTTGAATGACTCAGTAGCCTTTTTGCTTTGCTGGTCTAAGGCTTGCGACAGCTCGTTGATAGAGTCTTTCGCTACCTTCGTTCCGTCCTTAACACCAGAGGCGTCAACGCCCATCTCAATGTTAATTTTTGGATTGTTTGATTCGCCTTTAGCCATGCAGCACCTAACTGTTTGCTTGGCGCATTGATTCCAATGCCGCCGATTCCATTACACGAATGTCATCGAATGCAACCTTCCAGTCGTTCGATGGCAAGCCGAGATTATCAATCATGCGGAATAGGACGTTGTAGTCCAATCCTGTCGGCCCACCCATCGCAATACGCCACTGTGTAGCAACCGCGATAAACAGGTCTACAGTTTGCCAGTTTTCGGGCCAAACTTCAACTGTTTGAGACGCCATCAGACCAGAAAGATCAAACCCGTTTCTGGGCTTGTCTTTCGGCTCTGGTGTGTATAACGCCGAAGCGACCCGTCTTAGTTTCCCAGACGGCCTTCAGTGATGGCTGAGCGGTAAGTATTCATGATGGCCATGGCGGCAGCTGGGAGCTCGTCGCACAGTTGAGCAACAGCGCGGCGGCTAAACTCAATGTCCAAGTTCCAACCGTCAGCGACTTTCATGATGTAGTCGGCGTTGGTTTCTTTTGTTTTTTCCAGTGCATTTGCCAGTGAGAACTTTTGCTCTTCCTCGCCAGATCCTGCCGGTGCAACGCCAGCGTCGTCCATCAGTGTGTCGATCATTTTGCCGAACTCTGTGCGCGTGCGGTACACGTAGCTCATCTCGATAGAGCCTTCGCCACCTTCAAGCATTGGGATGTTGACGATTGCTTTGAAGTTTTTAGGGCGTGAGCCAAGTACGATTTTTGCCATTTGGATGTTTCCTTTGGGTGTTGAGAATGCCAGTAGAAGAGCTGTCAAGCAGATCATTTGGTTCACCCATTGTATTCCAAAAACTTTTCAGTTGTGACATTCACAAAAACAAAAACCCCGCATGATTTCTCATGCAGGGCTTCTGTAAACCTACGTCAGTGATTAGCTGGCGTAAGAAATCGAACGACCCAACAAAGTCAAGGCAGCAGTGACGCTGTTTGCTTGGTTGACGTTCAAAGATGGAGCCTCAGACACGCTCATGTAGCCGTAACCGTAGGTCACAGCGCCACCAGACAAGACCATCTTGAACGCGACTTTAGACAAAGTGCGGCTGATGTCGAGCATGGTGATGTAGTTGGCGTTTGATGGATCGTGACCCAAAGTCAGCGTGATGCTGGTGGCGTTGAAGCCGGTTGGGATGTTGATCGAGTTACGACGAGCGATTGGGCTGATGGTCGTGAAACGAGCGTCGCCGCCAGAAGTGGCAATGGTCAACACTTGAGGGATCTCAGTCCAGCTAGACACTTTCTGTGCGTTGCCAGTACCAGTGCCAGCAGAGTAGAAGTCTGTGTCGGTAGAGTTCAAACCAGTGACGCCGAATGTGTCAGCAGTCAAAGAATCGACTTTATACACGGTGTCGGTCGCATCTTCCCAGCCAGAAGTCAAGATGACCTCGTCGCCGTCTGAGTAGCCGTGCGAAGTCGCAGTGGCCACGGCAGTGGAAGCGTTAGACAACGCTGTGATTGTTTTGGCAGAGGCGAAGTCCTGAGAAAAATAGAACTTGCTGCCTTCGGGGAAGAAATAGGCCATGATTAAAACTCCTGTGAAATGTCCGGCCGGACGAAGCACTTACGTGCGCCATTGAGCGAAAACCACTCTACGTAGATTTTAGAGTGATTTTCGGATGAGTTGCAAGCTCTTTATCGCAAGTCTCGAATAACGAAGTCCTGAATTGCGCCGCGCAATCCAGTTTCTTGGTCTGCAACTGAAACCAATTCTGCTGATGCCTGCGCAGCAAACAGAGTCGATGTGCGCAGTGCAGAGTCTGCGGCCAAAATCAATTGAGATGCACCAAGCCTTGTTTCTGCCCAAACGTTGATCTGAATCACGGCCTCGCGCATATTTGGAACCGACTTGCCAAGTGGCTTGATTGAAGTGCCTCCGATTTGATTCCAAGTGATGAACGGGCGAGCCGTGTTCTCTGGGGCGAAGTCTGGGTAGACGTTATCGCACACAGTTTTCAGTACCGTGTAGACGTTTGATTCGAGACTCATAGTTCACCGATCCTCTTCATGATGACGCTTTCAACCGCAGCAATTGCTTCGGCTCGTTTATTGATCAAGGCAGGCCGCAAGAATGGCTTTCTATTCGGCGCAAATGGGTTTAGACCGTACTCAACGAACAGTCCATACGGAGCCTTGGTGAAGTTCCAGCTCACATGGTAAGTGGCCTTCTCTGTCGTTGAATTGTCTTTCGAGTAGACCTGATAGATGGCCTTCTGCAAGTTGCCTGGCTCAAACCTGTACCGGCCAGTCTTGCTCTCGCTACCTTTTTTCCACGATGTGCCGTAGAAAAAGTGAGGCTTGTCGCTTCTACCAGCCAATCGCTTAGCCTCTTCGTAAAGCACGTTTGCGCCAGCTTGCGCAGCTGGTCTGACAGATTCCTCTGCGGCATCCTCAAGGCGAGACATCAGAGCGTCAAACTGAGACGTGTCAACACGAATGTTGACACTCTTGGCTCCTTTAGCCACCGTATACCTCGCAAACAAGATCCATGTAGTC